ATCGCTAGACGGATCCACGAATACGAACCCTAACCAATCCTCTAAATCGGCAAGAGTAATCCAAGTACAGGACGTGGCTACCGCATATGTGATAGTTCCGCTAGTTGAAATGCGGGCAACGTCCGCGGTGGTTAACGCGAATTGAATTTGATTTTGGATAATGATAGACGGGTTATAAACGTAATCGCCTATTTCGTCCTTGGTAATAAAATAGCTAGTAGGTGTAGCCGTAACAACGTAGGATCCGTTAAACGGGCTACCCATGTTAGATATTGTTACCGTTTGTCCTACTACTATTTCGTTTGCGGTTAACGTTTCGAGCGTGCAAACATTGTTTACAACTTGTTTAAACGTAACGGTGTATGTAGCCATTGGCGGTTAGCCGCCCTAATTCTAGAGGCCGGTAGCTTTAACGAATTTAGTATCGTCAATCATAAGCGTAGAAAAATATCCTCTAAACGCTACTGTGCGCGACAACGTGCTAGGAACGTCTATAGAAATTGCGCCTTTCATAAATTCCATGATTTCGAAACCGCCACCGGTTGGGTTGCCGTTAGATGTTCCCGCGGCGCCAACGATCACGATATCGGATGCAAAATTACGATCTACCACAACGTTAAGACCGAACGCCACGCCGGCAGAATTAACCGGTGTTACGTTTCCAAACGCGTTCATAGGTCCAATTTGTGGAAATAACGGCCGGCCTTGTGTATCGCTTAAAGAAATTAAATTTTGCCATTGGTTAGGGCTAAGAAATAAATGGGTTGGCAAGTTACCGTTAGAACCTGTAAGAATTGTTGTAGCGGCTTGACCAATAAACGTAGACCAATCGGCTGGGTCTGTTGGGTCTCCAAATGATTCCGTCACCGTGGAACCCGCCACCAACGCATCCGCCGCAACGTTATCGGTTGTGTTCGCATAAATTCTGCCCATGTCATCCAAAATTACGTTTAAAATTTCGGGTGTGGTCCAATCAAGATCCTGTTCCGAAATTGTTACATATCCGCCGTAGCTCTTTTTCTCAACAAGGTTCCGCGTAATTTCGAGCGTGCCGGCCTGTAGCGCCGCATTTTGTGCGCTTTGTATCGCCATGGAAACGTTTGTACTTACGGACGGTCTCACAAAGAATTGGCCGCTATTTGGCATTGAACGAACGCCGATTGCATCAACAACGGGGCGCATGCCTACAAAATTGTTGTAAACATTTTGTACGATGATTTCCGGCAAAATGCCCGGGTTGCTCTCGGTGTCTACATAAGGCGCGGACGGTGCGGCGGCTTGAATTGCTCGACGCATTTCGTGAAACGCGGATCCACCCGCGATAGCGGCGGCAATATATTGGCCGGCGGTTGGCATTGGGCCTACCGGCTTTGCGGCTTGCGCGTAAAATTTGGTTTCTAATGTTGCCGGTGTTTCTTTAATTTCGGCTGTTGCGTTTACTGTTTCCATTTTGTTTATTTCCTTTTCTTGGGGTTTAATTTCGTTTGATTTTTCGGCCGCTACTTTAGTAATTTTTGCATCCTCAAACGCGCCAACGGGAACTAAAGATAATTCCACAAACGCGGATGATTTAATTACCATTACATTTTTTTCATCATAATAAAAATCTATTGGTTCAATGCCAACGCTAACGGAATCATAAACGCCGTCTAACGCAAGTTGTAACGCGTCGTTACCGTTTCGAGTAGAACTAATTTTCGCGGTAAATAACAAACCGTCCGGACTATCTACCCGTTCGGTAACTAAACCGATTGCGTCCGCCATATTATGATTTTGTATAAGTTTTGGTGCCGGGCCGTCCGTTGGAATAGATCCGGGTAAAAACTTTACGGCTTGGCCGCCTTGAACGTATGCCGTTTTGTTGTATGGCGCGGCGAGCCCCGTTATTGTGCGTGAGGGTACGCCCGAGGCCGCCGCGTCAATACTTATTTTTTGTGGTATTAAAACGATCATTAAAAGAATAGTAGCGCAACGGCCATAGGTTTTAGCGTCAATCTTTAATAGTCATTGAGGCGGGTTCCGAGGCAGTAGGCGCGACGGGCCTAGCCGCCTCGGTTCCCATGACGTTTTCTTCTAGGTAGGCGGTTACATCCAATTTTAAAAATCGGCCGCGCGGTAAAACGTTATCCATACTTAAAGTTTGCTCGATGCAATCTATAAATGGTTTAGCGCCAAACAAATATAAATCTTGGCGCGCTTGTTGTGCGTTGGCGTAGGTCATGCCGCCGCCGGTTGGCGCCCCAACTAGATAACTAGGGATATTGGCAACACGCGCGAGCTCAAGGCTTTGAAATGTTCGCGCCTCGGTTAGTTGTAGTTTGCTTGGATCTATTCCGGATTCATGCCAATCCACATACTCATTTAATGCCGCGATGCTGTTATTTTGGCGTGCCTCGGCCCAACCCGCCGCAAGATCCGCTAACGCCGTTGGGTCCATGGGTTCACCGCCGGTTTGTTTAAGCCAACCACTAGGAATTTCGTTTACCGCGAATCGTTCCGCCGAACGGTTTAAACGTAACGCCGTCAAAATTGCGGTATCACCCATGGATAACAAACTTTGAATAGGGCTAATAAATTGCACTACGTCTCGAGGATCTACCGGCATCCCTTGCCAAGTAATCTGCTTACTAGGTCCCCACCAAATCGGGCCGGCCATATCAAGTGTTTGCACATTAGAGGCCGGCATCCATTGGAACGCTTTAGGAAAACCATTTCCGTAGCGTTCGGTGATTATCCAAAACGCCCGCCCGAAAAATAATAAATCGTCCGTGGTCCAACTAAGAATAAAATTTCGGGTGCTGTTCGGATCCGGACGATTGAACCAAACATCCGGCGGAATAGATATTTCCTCTAGTTCGTCGCCGTTCCATTGTTGCGTATATTGCGACATTGTTAAACATGCAACCATTGAACAAATTAAATCCCGTGATCTTGAAATAGTAGGAACTTTGATAGCGCGCAAACGATCCGCGGATTGTTGGTAACTAATAAAATTACCTATCAAATTTTCGCTAGCTCGATACTGCCCGGCGGCGGCTACCGCGGCGCGTGTTACCGGTTCGGGTCCGTCAAATTTATTAAATATTCCCATGGCTTAAGACTACGCTACGAACCGTTGCGAACTAGTGGCAATCATTGGGCGCGTGACATGGTGCGCGGGTTTCGAAACCATAGCAACCGCCCAAACTAGGCAACGTGCTAAACATATTTCGCCCGGGGATCGTTGCGAACTAAGAGCAACGCTAGATTGCGTTTTTACGGCTACGGCGCGCCCAACGTGTTCGGCCAACATTTGTTCCCCGGTATGTAATAGCCGGCCCTCGTTTATCAAAAGTTTAACTACCGGGGTATAGCGCGCAATTTCGGCGAACCCAACCACTACCCGCCGGCGGACTAGCTCGGGTGGACAATTTACGTCTAGCGTTGGTGATAGCGCTAATTGTAATAATGGGGACGCGGCGGCCTCGCGTTTAACGTGGGCCCATAGTTCGGTTTGGGTATCGCATACAAACGAAACCGTGGCAATAATTTTTCCGTCCGGGTTTTGTACGGCGCGCAAACCAAAATAGCGGCCATTATCTAAACTTGTTTCGCAAGCCAACACGCCACCGGCAACGGGTTTAACGTCAGTAACAAGGTTTTGCCACACCCCTGGATTTAGCCAACCTAGATCCGTTTGGATCCATAGGTTTACGCTCGAGCGTAAAAACCCGGCGCGGTTCGGGCTAGCGGCCTCGTTAAATAAAACGTTTTCGTCAATCATGTAACCCAAGCTCGGGTTAGCGTAAGCCCACGCGTCTAGCGTCATTGGGTCTAGATCCGGTGGCGGTGAGTATTCGGCAAAATATAAACCGTTACTTTTATTTTCATCTATTGCGCGCAAACCTTGCGAACGCCACCTAAGAAACGCCGCCGAATTTTCGGTACCGGCCGTGGACCAAAAGGACGCCAATGGGTTAGGGCGCGCTCGTTGGGTAGGTAACAAACCAATATCTAGGGCGTCGCTTGAGATATCCCAAATTTCGTCCGCTAACAATAAATCAATACTTGCACCGTGGCCGGCGGCGGGTGTTGCGGCGCGTACAAGCCAACGCGATTTATTTACCGTTAGTTCGTTACGGCCATAGGACCATTTCGCGACGGCGCCAAAATTCGTTTCTAACACGGGCGCCAATTCTTGAAACAACGAAACCGCCAATGGCAAGTTATGCCCGGTGCTTAAAACCGTTTGTGGACGCCCCAACATTTCGGCGTAGTCCGTGATCCACCAACCAAGTAAAGATTTTAAACAAGTAGTCTTGCCGGCTTGTCGAGCCACGCTAACCAAACTAACGCGATTTAAAAATTTACCGTCAGCATCAAAAGATAATTGACCGTCTAAAACGTGCGATTGCCACGGCATCATTTCAATATCTAAAACACGTTTAGCCCACGCCACAACCAACGGCCCGAACGATCCCACCGCATCCGGCCTAATCGTCTCGAGTCTCGGCAAATCATGACCGTATCGTTTCCCATTGTTTTGGGTCTTTGGGGATATAGACAACGA